TTAAAAAGTATCTTCCACTCATCAATCAACAGGTAAATAATTACCTTCAGATGATGGACTTCTACATTAATTTTTCATTGGATAGTGAATTTACCGAGACGATTGAATCTCCGATTCATGAAGATTTTTCCTACGCATCTTTCAGTGAAGGTGAGAAGGCCCGAATAGATTTGAGTTTGATACTCACTTGGAGAGAGGTGGCTAGAATTAAAAACTCTGTCAATACTAACTTGATGTTGCTTGATGAAGTTTTTGACTCTTCTCTCGACACTACTGGAAGTGATGAGTTGATGAAGATTATTAGATACGGCTTACCAAATACTAATGTAGTTGTCATATCTCATAAAGAAGGTATGGAAGATAAGTTTGATAGAATACTACAATTTGAGAAGGTGAGAGGATTTTCTAGGATAAAACCTACTAAATAGTTAGGTTAGATGAGGTATTAGTGGGATTTATATACAAGATTACCAACAATGTAAATGGTAAATTCTATATCGGGAAGACAAGTAGGACTATTGGCTACAGATTTTCTACACATAAATCTGCCTCTGTTTCTCCAAAAGATTTTTTTCACAGAGCCTTAAAGAAATATGGTGTAGAAAATTTCAGTATTGTTTGTATCAAAGAAGTAAGAGAAGATGACGATATAAATGAATTGGAGAAACTTTATATTGGTTGGTTGAAACCTCAATATAACCTGAAAGAAGGTGGTGAGGGTGGACTACACTCTGATATGTCAAGAAGAAGAATGAGTGAATCTCAGACTGGTGTGACTAGACACCATACACCAGAAAATAGAAAGAACACTAACCAAAAGATTAGTAACTCAAACAAAGGAAAAAACACTTGGATTAAAAATAGGAAGTGGTGGAATAATGGAGTTGAATGTAAATATCAAGAAACTCAGCCAGAAGGATTTGTGAGAGGTAGATTACCAAAACATAAGAGAGGATTGACACCGGGACTGGAGAGAGGGACTAAACTCAATATATCTAACGAAGAGAGGGAAAGGAGGAGAGAGTGGATGAAAACCATGAAAAATTTAAAGGTTTCTCTAGAAAAGTGTAGTTAGATTACAAATATACAAATGTTAGTAAACTAACACAAAGTAGACTATATAATACAGTGATACGGAGATTATTATGAAAGACCTTTTATCACGGAACGAACTAGCATCTTGGCAATGGGACGAAAAAGCAACTAGTGAGGAAACACAAGATCAAGTCACAGATTATTTTCAATGCATTTCAGATTGTGAAATCATAGACAGTACAGCAAGGAGGTTCTGTAGACACATTCTTACCGAATAACCTTAATCAAACTTCAACAGGAGAAAACAACCAAGGTCCCCTTCACCTAATAAGTGGAGGGGATTGGTCTATGTGCCAATAATAGAACTGTACGACCCGTCCATTTTTTGGTCGGGTTTTGTTATATACTATGTCTATCGGAAACGAAATGACTATGGTCAACTACGAAATCAAATCACAACTTGCTAAACTTCTAGCCACTGAAGATATTTTAGTTGAGAATCGTAATATTGAAACCGCACAGTTTGATGTAGAAAATAGAATTTTGACTCTTCCTATGTGGAAACGAGCCAGTGAGAGTGTCTATGATATGTTGGTGGGTCACGAAGTGGGTCATGCCCTTTATACACCTAATGAATGGGATTGGGAAGATCGAGTTCCTCAACAGTTTGTGAACGTCACTGAAGATGCTCGTATCGAGAAATTGATGAAACGTCGATATCCTGGTCTGGCAAAGAGTTTCTATAAAGGTTATAAAGAACTCTCTGACCAAGATTTCTTTGAACTTGGAGATAAAGATCTTGAAGATATGAATCTTGCTGACCGTATTAATCTTTACTATAAGATCGGTAACTTCATCGATGTACCTATTGACGATGGTGAAGAGAAAGATATTCTAGACATTGTAGGTAAAACAGAAACTTTTGATGAAGCAGTTCTTGCAGCAGAAGTTCTTTATAAGTATTGTATTGGTGAAGTAACAGAACAAGAGACTGTTAAAAATGTTCCCACCAGTCAAAACAAAGAAGGTTCTATTGATAGTGAACCAGAGAAAGAAGAAACATCTGGTACAGAAACTCCAGAGGCCACAGGCTCCACAGAAGGTTCTACAGAAGGTTCTAGTGAAGATACTATCAAAGAGGAACCACAAGTTCAGACAGACCAAGCATTCAATGAAGGTACTCAAGAACTTAATGGTATAACTGAACAAGGCAGAAATCCTGAATACCATGAAGTTCCAGAAGTTGATGTAGAACAAATTATTATCTCAAATGCAAAATGTCATAAAGAGATAAGTGAACACTGGGTAAAACTTTCTACTGAAGAAACGTACTGGGACGAGTACTCACGAACATACCGTAAAATAATGGCAGTAGATTTTACTTATGTTGACAGTGAGTATAATAAATTTAAATCATCTACTCAAAAAGAAGTCAACTATCTTGTAAAAGAGTTTGAATGTAAGAAGTCTGCAGATGCATATACACGGTCACTGACTGCAAAGACCGGTGTACTAGATTGCACTAAACTTCATACTTACAAATACAATGAAGACTTGTTCAAGAAGGTAAATGTACTACCTGATGGTAAGAACCATGGTCTTATCTTTATTCTTGATTGGTCTGGTTCTATGAACAGTACTCTTCTTTCTACTCTAAAGCAACTCTTCAATTTGATTTGGTTTTGTAAGAAAGTAAATATCCCATTCGATGTATATGCATTCACTAACAACTACATTGAAAACCGACATACTGAACAACGTTATACTCCAAGGCCTAAACTTGAAGACATTGAATATCAAGATGTAAGAGATAATATGTTGGTAGTTTCTCCTGACTTCAATCTTCTTCACTTCTTTACTAGTGACACAAGAAAGGCAGAACTTGATAAACAGATGTTGTCTTTGTATCGAATTGCATATTCCTGTTCACTCAATGCAAACTATGAACCTCCATTGAATTTCTCTCTTTCTGGTACTCCGTTGAACGAAGCAATTGTTTGTCTTCATCAGATTATTCCTCAATTCAAAATGAAGAATAAAGTTCAGAAAGTTAATACGGTTATTCTGACTGATGGTGAAGCCAATCACTTACCTGTATTCAGAACTTGTGAATACATGGGTGGTAAGATGGCCATTTCTCGAATGAGTCCCAGTGATTATATTCGTAATCGTAAGACTGGACATACTTATAAGGTTCCTAGTCAATACTATGAATTCACAGAACTTCTATTGAAAGATTTGAAAGAAAGTTTTCCTGATGTAAATCTTATTGGTATTCGTATCTCATCTAGTTATGAATTCAAACCTTTCTTACGACGCTATATTGAGGTGAGTGATGAACTTATGAAAGTTATTCGTAAAGAAAAGTTTTATGAGATTAAAAACTCTGGTTATACTTCCTACTTTGGTATGTTAGATACTGGTTTGAATAATGATACTGAGTTTGAAGTTGATGAGGGCGCATCTAAATCAAAAATCAAATCGGCATTTGCCAAAAATCTCAAGGCCAAGTCTCTAAATAGAAAAGTACTTAGTCAATTCGTCAACCTGATCTCCTGACCAGATTGACAACTGTCCCAACCACCCACCGTTACTGGTGGTTTTGGACTATATTAGCTTTGTTGACCACACCACATACATCATGGCACTATCAAAAGAATATGTAGTCACTTCTCTTCAATCACTGTATGGTGAAAATGTTACTTCTGGTGACCTTCGTGCCTGGTGTTCGATGAATGACTGCAACTATCAGACTGTAACTAAAAAACTTGACGACTATAAGACTGGTCGAGGTAAGTGGAATCTTACTGTTCAAGAACAACTAGAACAAACCTATCAAGCAACTCCTGCAACTCCTGCAGTAGAACAAGATCTCATTCCTGTAAAAGATGATACCTTCGTCAAGTTTGGTAATTTTACAGATATCAAGAAGATTATTCAGTCCCGTCTATTCTATCCATCGTTTATCACTGGACTGTCTGGTAATGGTAAAACTTTCTTGGTTGAACAGGCTTGTGCTCAACTCAAGAGAGAACTAATCCGTGTCAACATTACTATCGAGACTGACGAAGACGATCTTATTGGCGGCTTTCGTCTTGTTAATGGTGAAACTGTTTGGCATAACGGTCCAGTCATCGAGGCTCTGGAACGTGGAGCAGTGTTGCTTCTAGACGAAGTTGACCTGGCATCTAATAAAATCTTGTGTCTTCAATCTATTCTTGAAGGTAAAGGTGTCTTCTTGAAGAAGACTGGTAAATTTGTTCAACCCAAGGGGGGTTTCAATGTTATTGCAACTGCAAATACTAAAGGTAAAGGCAGCGATGACGGTAGGTTTATTGGAACTAACGTTCTCAATGAAGCATTCCTAGAACGTTTTTGTATTACTCTCGAACAAGAGTATCCAACAGCGAAGACTGAACAGAAAATTCTAGAAGGAATTGCTCTAGACCTTAGTATTGAAGACCGACAGTTCTGTAAACATCTCTGTGACTGGGCTGACATCATTCGTAAGACATTCTATGACGGTGGTATCGAAGATGTTATCTCAACCCGTCGTTTGATTCACATCGTCCGTGCTTACAGTATTTTTGGTGACAAGAGTAAAGCAATTCAAGTTTGTATCAATCGTTTTGATGAAGAAACCAAGTCTTCCTTCTTAGAACTTTACGATAAAGTAGATGCGGATTTTGAGATGAAAGTTGACAACGAGGAGAATGATTGATAGAATGACTGCATGGAGTTTATTATATGACCACATGAATTCTCTACCAGAAGAGGGGTACGAATGGACCCCTCTACGTTCCTCCGATGATAAAATTGAATTGACTGAACCTGAACCAAACTTTAATGTTAGTAGTAGACCATGGAAGTATAACGAAGAGGAGATTGTAAGAGAACTTCTTGAGTATATTCGAGGGACCTATGGTCAACACTATGCTGCCAATGATGAGAACATTCAAACACTAGATTTCATTGAGGCATCTCATGGTGATGGGGAAGCATTTTCCCGAGATAACATTCTCAAGTACACTTCCCGTTATGATAAGAAGGGAACTCCGAAACGTGACATTATGAAGATTATGCATTATGCTGTTCTTCTAATGTTCTTTCATAACAAAAACTCTCAAACTACAAGTAACTACGAAACATTTTAATTATGAAACTGTCTGAATCCACTGTTGGTCTTCTCAAGAACTTCTCTTCTATCAACCAATCTATCTTGTTCAAGCAAGGTAGTAAGTTGCGTTCAATCTCAGTGATGAAGAACATCCTGGTTGAAGCTAATGTTGCTGAAGAATTTCCTAAAGATTTTGGTATCTATGACCTGAACCAATTCTTGAATGGTCTGTCTCTTCACTCTTCTCCTGACCTTGACTTTGAGCGGGACCAGTATGTTGTCATCAAAGAAGGTAAGTCACGTTCGAAGTATTTCTTTGCTGACCCTTCTGTAATTGTTGCTCCACCTGAGAAAGAGATTACACTTCCTTCTGAGGATGTATGTTTTGAACTGACTAGTCAACAACTTGAGAAACTCAAGAAGGCTGCATCGGTTTATCAACTCCCTGATGTATCTGCCATTGGTGAGAATGGTGTTATCAAACTTGTCTCTCGCGATAAGAAGAACGATACTTCCAATGACTTCTCTATCATTGTCGGTGAGACTGATACTGACTTTGTATTCAACTTCAAAGAAGAGAACCTGAAGATTATTCCTGGTAACTATAATGTAGTTGTATCTTCCAAGTTGTTGTCTCGTTTTAGTAATCAGAACTACGATGTTCAGTATTACATCGCACTTGAACCCGACTCTACCTTTGGTTGATTATGACTGACTGGAAAGAACAATACGGCAATCTTCCTGACTCCGAGTTGGATAAGATTGCAGTTCTTCGTGTCATGGAATGTTCTAATGGAGTAATTCAATACGCATTCCGTGACGGTTTAGAACATGCATTACCAATCGAACAGACCCGAGAGGTAATGAAATTTAGTATGTCATGTATTAAGAACATGACCATACCTCTTAAGGAAGAGACTATTACCTTTTTACCAGAAACTCAAGAACTCATGCGTCAAGCAAGAGAGTTTTATATCAATGGTGTGAAGAAAGGTAGTGATAAGGACTATGCTGAGTTTATGAAAATTTCTGAAGCCACTGCACAAGTATGTGGAATGGAAAGGATTGTAACAGCATTGAAACTCTTGGAAAAAGAAGTTGACGTTTTTCCTGAAGGCACACTAAACTGGGGTGTGCAATACTTGATGCAATTTTTTAGTAATGAATATCTTCGTGACTTCTTCGGATCCATGGCAGAGCGCCAGGGTTCTACCTGACAAGCACATCGTCAAGATGCCTCTAGAGACCTGTCAGATGCTCTCTATCGTCTGTTCAGACAAGTGGGGTCATGGGTTCGGTACCTTACCCAAGGCCGATGGAACCCCATACAGCACAGAGAAAGGTGCCTTCCGTAACCACCCTTGTACCATCTGGGCCAACGAGTACGTGATGAACTGGCAGTGGTTACTTGCACATGGATTTGCTCTTTGTAGTGAGTATGCCGCAAGGTATGGTAAAGTACACACATGTTTCAATACGTTAAATGCTGCAAAGGAAATCCTACCAACAGGAGATCCTACCGGTAGGTCTGGTAAAGAAACAACTCCTTTTGTTCGTGCAATGCCCGAGGAGTTTAAGTTTGATGATAGTATCTCTACATTTGATGCTTACAAGATGTATATTGCATCTAAACCATGGGTCAAAGATAACTATTTAAGACTTCCACATCGTAAACCTGATTGGATATGATAACCACAC